CGAGAATATGCGACCAGAACGGTTTAAGACCGGCCGCTTTTTGATCGGCCATTGTGCGAATGCTATCAATCGGAACTTTCGGATAGTCAATAAAAATCCAGTCAATCGCGCTATTAATACCGTTGAAAAACGTTGCAGCGGCAAAAACCGTCAAGTTGTTGCCCGACCCATCGACATTTTCAACAAATTCTTCAAATTCGGGCGGCACGTTTTGGTTTGCAAGCGCAACTTCTTTTTCAAACGGCTTTGCGGCCAGACCTTCTACAACGTCGCGGTAAATGTTGGTGAATTTTGCCAGCTTCAAACGCGTTTCGTAATCGGCTTTGCTTTCATCGGTGAATTTCGGCAAATATTCCGTTCCAGCGTTGACCATTGCATCGTAACCTTCAATGATCGCGTCTGTCTTATTCCAGTATGGCAACATACGGGCGGAATCTTTTGAACGGCGCAGCAGCGGATGAATGTATTGATCGTTAGCCATATGTACCTACCAAAATTTGTCCGTGGTCGTCAGGAATTGGGAAATACATTTGAACGCCGCTATCAGCAAGGTTAGGTGATCGCGTTGCCCCTGGTGATTTATCGACAACCATTCGCAACGAACTACCTGGCAACCGAACCGCTTGCGCCAACTCCTTGCATAATTGATCTAGCAAAGGCATCGAACTGTCAAGACTAATCAATTCTTCGGCTGGATAAATTACGCCTTTCGTCACCGCCATATGCGTTTTGTAAAACCGTTGCGCCAACGTTCCCCATGCTTGCGACTTCAAATTAGCATAATAGTCTTTATTCGTCATGGCGCGTTCATCGTCTTTAATGATGCGCTCGAACGGTTCAAGAACGCTTGCGCTTGCAGCCCACGGCACGAACGGCAGCATATACGCGTCGATCAATTTTTCATCTTGCGTTAGGCGATTGTATTCTGTTTTGACACCTGCACCGACACCTAAAGAATCGTACATGATTTTAATGCGGCCGGAATGTTCACGCGTTGCGACGATTGCGCGACGAGCCGTTACGCCTGGGTCGCGTTCGCCCCATTCTTCACAATGTCGCCAGATAATCCATTGACGCAATGACAACGCGTTACGGTCAGGGCCTTGATCTGCAACGTCAAGACCAGCGCACCATATATCAGGCAACGCAGCGAGATACGGACGCAGGTATGGAATTTTTAAATGCGCGTCAATTGCGCTTTGCGTATGTTCCCACGGAATGAGCGTGTTACTTACAGCCGCCGAATAATTGCGGTCAACCTCTTGCGCGAAAATGTGAGCCAAACCCTCGCGCTCGTATCGTTCCTTGCGTTCCTCATACCATTGTTGCGTTTTTTCAGGATGATCTTTCCAATCCATGATGAAAACACGCGTTACGCCGCGCTCGATCGTCGCGCCTGGATACCAGATTTTTCCAGCCTCGCGCCGTTTGTGGAAAACGTTGCCTAAACCATTCACGCTTGATATGTCGATCTGTACGTTTGTGTTATCGCCTAACGCTGATTCAATTTTTTCAGGCCGTTCATAGTGAGCCGATTCATCTTTGAAGTAACGCGATTTACGGCCACCGCGTCCGATATTGTCGCCAGCCTCGCCGGTGATTGTCGAACCGTTTTCAGGATTCATCAGCTTCATAAATGACGAATGTTTTTTCCAGTTGAAACCATCGGGCAAAAAGAACGGCGGCAAGCGGCGTAAAATCAAACGGCATTTTTCAAAGATTGAATCGGGGTCGCCAATCGTATCGACTAAATCTTCTTTACGACTCCCCCAACCCGTAGAATCATCATCAAGGAATAGCCAGCAGCAAACCGTATAACCGCAAGCTAACCATGTTGCGCCCATGTCGCGGCATTTTTCTAACAGACCGCCTTGCTGATCTTTTTCTAATGACTGGAAAAAGTCGATCAAATCAGCTTGGCGCGAGAAGAAAACAAACGGCAACCATTTTTCACCGCGCAATAGCGGGTCGTCGTGTGTCGGGGATTTTCGCGGGTTGTAAGTGTCCATCCAATGCATGATGAACTCTTTAAAACGTGTCGAATAATATTTTTTCGCCTCGCGTTGCATGGCCGGATTATCTTGCAAGCGTTTAAGCGTTTCAATTCGCCAATTCCAAACCGCTTCATAATCAGGGGGCCATTCCTCGATCGTCAAAACGGAAGGTTGCCAAATCGGCGGCTTGTTTTGCGCGATATACTTTTGCCAGTCTGTCAAATTTGCAAAAGTCATTACTCGCCAGCTTTCAATTCTTCTAGCAACGCGGCATATTTTTTGCCGGCGTTACCGTCATGCTCGATTGCTTTTTGTTCTGGCGGTTTACTGTATTCTTTCAAAACAGGTGGGCGGTCAGGAATTACAAGACCCATCATTTCGCCCAGGATTTTTAGCGACTGAATTTTATCATGCATGACAATTTCAGATTCATAACCACGCGGAGTCATTTTGCACTTGAAAGTTTTTACTGACTTCATTTTTTCCGCGTCGATCTTTTCCATGTCGCGCACCTGAATAAATCCGTATGCATCGACGTGCAGAAAATCCGCGATATTGCTAAACGCGATTGCGGCATGTTCACGAATGACACGGGCAGGGCTTAAATCTTCTTCGTCTGCCCGTTCCTGGATGCGTTGGGCGATAGCAGCAAGCACCATCGGCTTTGTTAGTATGCCACGCGAACGGCGCACGAACTCTAGCGGAATTGGTTTATATATTGCATGAATGATACGCTCGTTTAAACGCGCCTGATCTTTTTCAACATGCAACAGATACGAATCGACCTCGCATTTTTCGATTGCGTCTAAACTTTCATAGGCCGTTGCGGGTTGTGCGTAATCTGTCATGCAGCAATCTTAACCAGCAAATAAAATTTTATTCAACTATGGACGAATTTTGTTCCACCGCCGCCGCAGTTAAATCGGCCCAATGTTTCAACTTTTTGCAACGTGTAAAGCATAGATAGATAATTGAATGAATGAGGGGAAAAGTTTTTATATTTTCTACTTTTACAAAATTGTAATTGATACAATGTAATACAATTTATAATATACAATTTTTGCCTTGTTAATATAGGTTAATTCTTTTCTATCATTTTACTAGCTATCTATCTATACGTTGAAAACATGGAAAAATTTGAACCAAAATGACAAACTATTTACAGAAATACATATCTATCTAATTAATCATTGACAAAGGAAATTGAAAGATGATAATTTCACAACTTGAAAGGAATAAAAATGTTTATCACAATCGAAAAATCAAAAATCGGAACCGCAAGAGCCGTTTACATTTTGCAAAACGAAAAGAGCCATGTCTTTTTTGTCGGGCAAACGCTTTTGACCGAACTTGGAAATTTTAAAGGGCTGGAGAACGCGACCGATCAAGACCACCGAATCACTTTGGTAGTTTTGCGACTGATCGAGGATGGCGACGAACTGGCCGCAATTAATCACGCGCTTTGGTGGTGCGACGATAACAACCGCAGCGACTTGCGGCCGGCCGTGATCGACGCAATGAAAAAGCCGCGCAGCAAGCGCGTGATGTGTATTGAAACGGGCCAGCAATGGGAGTCGGTGAACGCCGCAGCATTGGAATGCGCCGTAACATACAGTCAATTACACGGGCATTTAAACGGACGAGTCGGCTTTAAATCGGTGAAAGGGAAAACATACCGCTATGTTTAAATTATCAGTCATAGGAACGGTCAAACCGTCCGCAATTGATAAATCATGGTGCATCTATGAATTGCGGGACGCGCAAGCGGCGATCATATATTTAGGTATGATCGAACTGGTCGATTTATTCAGTTTGAAAGATGCAAAACGCAATCCGGCTTTTGACTTGGACGCGGAATATATTTTGAACGTGTTAAGTTACCATGAAAATTGTAATGATGCGTTGAAAGCGCACATTAGCAAAATGCGTGAAATATCCATGCCGCCGATAAATCGGACAATGTATTTTAATAGGCGCGGTGAAATCCTGTGTAATGAAACGGGCGAACGATTCGCAACGCAACGTGACGTTTGCCGCCAGCACCGAACCGACCCCGCCGCCCTCAATAGGCACTTGCAACGCGTTTCGGGCCATAAATCGGTCGGGGGCCGTACATACCGCTATGTTTTGAGCCATGAAATTAAAGATTGACGAATGTTTCCGAATCATCTATAATGAGAGATAAGAAACAACACTAACGGAGATTCGCAGATGCAAGACCTTATCCAATCATTAACACAATTCGACATTCCTTCACGGGCTTGCGTCCGTCCGAATGCGGTCAAAGCTGATAAAGTTGAAAAATTACTAAACGATCTTAAAATTAACAGCGTTACAGAATTTGGAAAATACTTCGATTATAAAGACCCGTTCCAAAAATTCGCGGTTCTATATCGTGATGTTTTTATATTCGATATGAGTCTTGAAGCGGCTTTACAAGCGGTGAAAGCATGAGCGAATTTAGAACCTATCGCGGCCTATATCTGGTCAATATCCCTTGCGCTAATGACGACCCGTTACCCTGTGCAATCGTCAATAAATTTGCACGTTATAACGAATACCAAGTTATTTGTTTAGACCAGCAACGTTATACCGATTGGCTCTTAACGGTGGATTGCGGCCTTGTAATGCCGTTCAAGGGCGAACTGGACGCGGCGCAAAAGCAATTAATAGATAAAAGGATGCACTAACATGAGTCGAATTTTTAAACCTATCGTCATAGTTGCGAATCATATGCAACAAGCGGTCAATTGCGCCGCATGGCTTGCGGCCTTGTCTCGATCGGAAGAATATAGCTATCATCTTGACGATTCGCCGCATACCATCGAATGTTTTACACCTGAACAGGCTGATATAATCCAGAAAAATCGTGATATTTGCGAATTAACACTAGGTTGGTCAAACTGTTGGGAAATTTATATGGACGAGCCGCTAGATTAATGTTGACAATGTTTCCGAATCATTATAAAATGATTCGTAGATAAACAAACCAACGGAGATTCGAAAATGGCAATCAAAACAGACGGGGAAATTTTTAAAGCACTTGACGCGGTTGAAAAATCCACGCGTTTAGATGAAATCAAAGCGTTTTGCCTTATCAACTATAAACGCGAAGATTTTTTACAGTCTTTAGAAACTGAATATGGCGGCGAAATTATGCACACGGGCGGCGGTTGCATGGTGTGGGGCTATTGTTATGATCTGGTAAATTTTATTACAGTAAACGAAGAATCTTTTGGAGTAACCCGCGATTGCGTGAATTTTGATGAACGATGCGGACAAGAAAATCGCAATCGACACGTTCAATAAATTATACAATGGAGATTCGACAAATGACAACTGATTTAGCATTACAACGGAAAATTACGGACGTTATCGCGGAATATAATGAAAAGATTGCGAACGTGGAAAACGCCGTTTCGGAATTTGATGCCGCAGGTGAAAAACTGAAAATGAATAGCTACGTTAGCGGCACATACGGGCAAGTCTCGATCGACACAGGCCGTGTTTACGATAGGCAACTTAAAGAGTCGCTTTTAAAATCAGCTTGGCTAACGATCTACAAGGGTTTGAATATTGAACGCATTGCCAGCGTGAAAGACAAGGAATTATTTGACCGCAGTTTAAACGATTTGCCGGAGTTTACTTTAGAAAATATCCGCGCAACATTCGGTGATTATATAAGCGACCCACGCGGCAACATTTTGCGCGGCCTTGCCGAAGTGTTTAGCGATCTTGACCCTTATTTTAAATCGCATGACAAAATGAAAATCGGTGTAAAAGGTTTGCCGAAACGCGTTATTATTCGCAATGTAACAACGTTCGGATGGGGTAAAGGCCAGCTAGAAAACGTCCTGAACGCGCTTGCGACATACCAAGGATTGCCGCTTGTAACATATAGAGAAATGGAGGCATTACTAAAAAACGGTGACGCGCTTCTAAAATATCGTGAAGAAATTCAACGCGGCGATAAAGAACCGACAAAATTTTATGAGCGCGGCATTACATTAAAACGCTTTCAAAACGGCAACGCGCATTTACATTTTTTGCCGAACACGTTACGCGACATTAATATGGCCTTGTCCGAATTTTACGGTGATGTTTTAGCGGATTGCGCCGACGATGAGAACGCAAAACCACGGGCCAGCACCGCCGTATCTAAAGACCTGCAATATTACCCAACGCCGATTCGCGTTGTGGAAAGCATTGTTGACGATCTTTATATTCAGCAGGGCGACCTAGTTTTAGAACCCTCTTGCGGTTGTGGCCGCTTCCTGGACGCGATTCGAGAAAAGACCAGTAAAATCCTTGCGTTTGAAATTGACCCTTCCCGCGCTCAAATATGCCGCGATAAAGGCTATAATGTGCAGCAGAAAAACTTTTTAGATGCACCGCCGCAAGCCATATTTGACTATGTAATAATGAACCCGCCATTTTACGGCAAGCATTACGCAAAACACGTAAACCATGCCTTAAAATTCCTGAAACCTGGCGGGATATTGAAAGCGATTTTGCCAGCAACGGCCCGTTACGATCACGGGTTGCTAGACGGGGAATGGCGCGATTTGCCGGTCGGGTCATTTAGCGAATCGGGTACAAATATAAATACAACTATTTTGACGATTCGCAAAAAATAATAGTTGACAATGTTTCCGAATCATTGTATATTGAAGTCAGTTAAACAAAACCAACGGAGATTCGCAAATGTTAAAATTCTTTTACAACGGTATTAAAGCCTCGGACGGTAAACTGCAAAAATGCAGCTATTCAAAAGGCTATAGCCATGACCCGCAAGCAATCACGATTTACGCTAGAAATTATAATCGTTTTTGCAAAGAAATCCGCGCACAATTCACGGTAGAAAACAACACTGATTCTATGACGGATTATTTTGAAGAAGATAGAATCCGCGTAAATGCCGATCATCCTTTATATGCACAGGTTGCCGCCGCCGAAGCGCAAAAAGCCGCCCGATGGGAAAAACGTATGGCAGCACGTACAATGCGCCAAGCGCAACGCCGCGTCCTGTTGTCTCAAATGGTTGCAGGTCGCGCTTAAAATAAATCTTGACAATGTTTCCGAATCATTGTAAAATCGGAATGTAACCAACAAACAACGGAGATTCGAAAATGCAAGTAACAATGAAAAATAACCCTTATTCTGGCTGGTCGGCAAATACCGAAGTTGATTTAGACATTACCGCCGAAGGCAAACAACGTAGCATTGAGTTTAGCACTCATAAAGGCCATAAAGGTCTAATGACAAGCTGCACGATTTGGGAAAAATCGGAAGGTTCACGCAGTACAGAACTTTTCGGAAAAGGTTACACTGCACCTATCCAATGGACGGTTTGCAAACGCGTAACAGAAAAAGCCGTAAAAGAGGCTCATTTAGCTTTGCAGGAATTTATTGAATTGCACATTGCCGAAGCTAAAAAATTCTATGGAGTTGCCTAGCCATGTATTACGCAGAATATGATCGAGACGGGGTGCGGTTCCAGGTATTGAGTGAAAACGCCTCGTCCTGTATTACCCTGATTCGCAAAGCCGTAAACGCCTATTGCAAGAAAACCGGACTGAACCCGCGTTATATGCTGGAATTTGCAAATTCGGAAAATATCAGCCCGTTAAAAATGACGGTCGGGCAGGTTATGGTGGATTATCAGGAATTTTTAACTAAATGATGCGATAATATGCCGCGTTCAACTATTAAACAGGTGATAAAATGCAGAAATTAGCCTTATTAAATTCACACTTGCGCCGCGATTATATCGACGTTGACCAATTCTTGAAAGAATCTAACCAACTTTTTTGGGAAAATGCAAAAATAAAGGTTGCTAATGTTTCCGAATCATGCGAGAATAAAAACAAGTAAACAACACCAACGGAGATTCGCAAAATGTCACAAGCTACTAATCTTTATATCAGCGATATATCAGGGCAAAAATTTTTCCGCACCGTATGCAGCGCGGAATTTAAAGACCCTGAAATTCGCAACCTTGAAAAACATTTAGCGCAAGCGAAAAAATATCCAAAAATGTATAATTTCCTGGATATTGCCACGGCGCGCATTTTTGAAAACGGGGAACCGCTTTTAAATGATGATGAATTACTGCAAGCCTTGACCGCCTAACCAATACCAACGGAGATTCGACATATGACACAACCTACCAACGCACAAAAAGCAATCTATGACGAAGAAATAAAGGAATTGCTTCAACCATACGAAGAAATGCAATCCCCTTTTGACGGTCTAACATATATTCAATTTATGGAAGCCTTGTCAGTCGAGGCGTTAAACCGCGCTAATACCCTTAAAGCGATCATGGGGGAATCAAAATGAAACGCAAAACATATCATATCAAATTGGACGGGGCTTTAATGGCAAGCCGCCACGCGTGGAATGCGTCCGTCCGTGAAATTCGGAATATTATCCGCAATCGTCTTGAAAAAGGCGAAGCGGCAAAACGTATAAATCGTTTTATCGAATCCGAATTTAAAGACGAAATCCACACATGGGAAACAACCAAAGGCCGTGTTTTGGTTTTCCGCGTAACATTGCAAGAGGCTATCTAATGAGCCATTACAAACGCCGTGATTTAGAAAAGCATGGATGGGTCTATTTAGAAGAAATGACCTCGGATGGCAGCTATTGGGAAATTATGCGCCTAGCGCGTAAACATGACGTAGCATTACAAGATGCAACGGCATGGCGAATCGGGCCTAAACGATGGGCCTTATTCAAAAAAGCAAACGCACAACCTTTCAAGGAGGAAAAAATATTGCCATGAGACAAGCCGCTAAAATCAAAACAAGGATGCAAGGTAACTTGAAAATCTATATGGTCAGCTATCGCCGCAAAATCATCGGCCAATGGCTACACCCTGCAACCGCCGTTAAATACGCTAACGAGCGCGAAAATTGGCTAGGTACAGGGTACGTTCATAGCCTCGCTGCTCTACTATCACCCACACACCTAAAAGAAGCCGCATGACCCGTTCCGCTGTACCATTACCCATACACGCAACCGCCGCAACATTTTTCGGCGCGGGTTTAGCAATCGGAATTGCAATCGGTTTTGGATTTTTTTTCATGGTTCGTATGCCGATTATATTCTGTGAAAAATACAAAAAACCTATGACGATCGAGCAGATTAAAGCCGCCTATCCAGCGTCCGATTCTGCGATTGTACGGAATCTTTTAGACCCGACTCTATAAGACAACTAAGGAAAGAAACTAAAATGAAAAAGACACCAACAAAACATGACAGATCACCCGTTAAATGCGTGCAGACAGGCGCGGTTTATCCGTCTGCATCCGCAGCCGCAGCCGCAATCAAGGCCACCAGGGGGGCAATGTCGAACATGCTTGACGGGCGAATCCCTAGCTTGCGGGGGTTAACCTTCAAACGTATTTCTCAAAAGGCGTTTGAATCCGCTGTACCATTACCCAAACCCCGTAAAGCGAAAAAATAAAAACCCGCTGTACCATTACACTCACACTAGAAGGAAAAAAATAAAATGACGAAAAATTTTCTCATGGTCACTATAACCGGAATTTTTTTGACCGCTTGCGCGACAACGCCGCCCGACCCAACTTTAGTAAACGGTGTTAAGCGATACGCTGGTGGAATGTATTCCATTTCTGAACTAGGCATGTTCGCCGGTGGCGACCTTACTAGCTATGCAACCCGTCAATGTGAACTGGACGGAAACAAGAAATTGAAAATAGAAGGTACGACAACAAAAACAGGCGTAACCGGAACGGCTTATCCTGTTATGTTGTTCCGTTGCGAATGATCGACATGACAACAATACGCATAACGATATTTAGGCAAAAATGGTGGAAGTTTTGGCAACCGAAATGTAAAATCCAATTCGGGCCTTTCCCGCCAGATCATCTAAATTGTCGTTGTGTTATCAAACATGAAAAGGTGCAATAATGCAGTCTTTACCGATAGAATCAGGGCCGCATTATTGGCGACCGACTTTTGACGGACCTGGTGTTTCGCAATGCGCTTATTGTGGGTTAAAAGTTTATGACCCTTCAAAGTTTGTTGTATGGAACAAACCGAAAATAAACATGCGGGTTCAAATGATGCGAACTTGTCCGTCATACAAAGCAAAAGAACTACCGGAAGGAACGGAAAATGAGTAAAACGCAAGAAATTTTAAATTTGATCGAAACGCTTCCCGACCCAAACGATGCGATCAGTCTTGAAGTGATTAATCGTAAGGTACACATTTTGGTAAATGAACTTGCGGGGGATGCTGTCTATATACCCGTTCGTAATTACACTAGCAGCCGTGACGCTATTAAGGCGATCAGACCGAAAGGATGGGTCATAGGTGGTATTTGGCAAGGTCATGCCATCGGTGAATATGAATCGGGTTGTACATTCATTCTACGCCAAGGCATTGAAAATAACGTGCCGTTACGCCATGAAGTCGGTTGGGGTATTCCGAACGAAGAATTGGCTGAACTTTACGTCACTATCCGCGCAATCCAATATGAACAGGGGTTAAAAGAAACAGAATGAGTCAAACAATGTATTACATTTTCGATGATGCTAATAAAACAGTCGAAGCCTACAACATTCTAAAACTGGAAACAGCGATCGAACAGGTCAAAATTCTTTCAAAAGAAAATCCTGATCGTACTTATTCGATTTTAGAAAGAATCGGTTTCGCCCGAAGCGCGGTTGAAATCAGTTTGGAACTTTTTAACGCGCAAGATGAAAAGGCTGTAAAATGAGCAAAGACACATATATTCAGTTAGGTACAATCTACCAGGGCAGCTTTGAAGATTATAAAGACGAAGCGGAATCCGTAGCACTTGAAAAGAAATTACCCGTCCGTTTTGAATACGGTGGTTTTTTCTATACCGTACAATATAAAGGTGGATAATGAATCACACACTACGCAGTCACGCGAAAATTGTCGAAACGGTAGCGGGTCAGGTCATGGAAAATGTATTGACTGGCGACTTTAAAAAAATACCGTTTCAAATTGAAATCATCCGCAGCCGACTAGAATGGCTGGAACAAGAACTAGAAAAGGAACGTAAAAAATGACAGGCACGTATGCAACAAATTTAACCGGCGCAAAACGGTATCGCAAAGGATGGTTTGGTAAAGCGGTTTTACAAGTCGAGAAATCATTCCGTCCTATTTGCCCTCATACATTCACCGAAGGGCCGCTTTTCTACCGATGGGTGGACGCAAGCTATGAAGAAGCATTTCAGATTATGATGGAGGATTGCCGTGGCGAAAACAAAAAATAAGGACGACTTCACACGCGGTTTTATATGCTGTTTGGCAAACGCTGTAAACACTCACGGCGCGGACGCAACCGACCATGAGAATTTTCGCGTTATCGGCAGCCCGTCCGCAGCCGAATGTCGCCGCCTTGATTTATCGGAGTATGATCGACGCGCAATGAACACTCTTAGACGGGAAGCGCGAAATGGATAAGTCAAGACTCAAAAAAGCAACGAAATTCTTTGTAAAATTTTTGGAATACGTTGCAGCATGTGTAATAATAGGACTTACATTAGGATGGTTATTATTTGCATACACTATAATTGGAATCGCGGCTATTCTGATTCTGTTTTTCGGTTTTGTTTTTTATCTTTGTTATAGTATTGCAGGATAAAATGACCGAACCCGAAAAACGCATGTCCTGGATGATCGACGGTGCATTCCTTGACTTTAAATATCCCGTCACCGAAGCCGAAGCGCGAGAAGATTTAAAAGTCTTGCGCGAAGTATGGGATAAAAGTAAAATCAGTAAAGATCATTTCATAGCTGAAATTGAAAGGTAAAACATGAGTGAAACATTGCAAGAAGTTGTTGCTGAATACCTGTATTGGCGTAAAATGAATCCGCATATTAAAGGTGGCGAGAATTATCTAAAACGTTTACATGCCGCGCAGCATCAAACAAATGAATGCTCGTTAGATAATCCATGCATAAATTGCGTATCTATATACGGATATAAAAAAAAATGACTGATCGTAGCGGTTATCCGATATACAACAAAAAAGATATGATTGTTGGTTATATTCTTTGTAATGCAATTCCACCCATGAAACCTTTTGAACCTACACGATTAGCGTTATGGCCGACATTGGATTCACCGCTTGATATTGGTAATGGGAAAATCGAAGATTTAACAATGAAAACAATTGTTTTAGAAAAGCGTGTTTCAAACGGGCGAATGCGATATTATTGGATTGACGGTGAATTGAAAACGTTACATAAATTTATGGAATGTTATGGTTGGTTTAAAAAATGAAAAGCATCGAACAACTTTTAGCGGAATTGCCGGAAAACCGTACTGTAAAACTTAGTCGCAAAAAAGACGGTTGGTGTTGTTTTATATCTTCGCTGGTTAGTATTTCAAATCTGCATAAAACACCGAATGAAGCGTTACAAACTGCGATAGATAAAATGAATGGGCGGTCGCAATGAGTAAAGAACTTATATTTTTGAGAAATGGTTTCCGCATTTTTGAACAACCAACGCAGCCGGAATTTCTGGTCATACCGCGCCGCTGGAAAGAGCGACTTTTTAGCAAGCCGTGGAAGCCGATGCAAAAAACAAAACAGATTCCTAATCCGCGTTTTGCAGACAACGGTAAAATCATTCAAATGGAAAACAATCTCTACATGACAAAAGAGATGCGGATAAAATTGCTTGAAGCAATGAAAGAAGAAATCATATTATAATTTATTCGTAACCCTGCGTCCGGCCGTATTGATCGGCGGTCATAGTGCTGCTTAGGGAATAAATCACGGCGCGGTTGGCCGCATCCTCTTGCGCGAACGGGCGCGGGGCCTTTCCAATATTAACATATCCCATACCTTCTAAACAGGCTTGAGCCGCCCGTACAGACGCGTTGCGGATTCCCGCAGCCTTGGCGCGGTTGACCACCGCCAAGGTGCTGACAAAGCCGTTTTTAAAGCCTGGTAGCCCGTCTTGAATACAGTCGTCAATAATGACTTCCATCGGGCTACGGCTGATTTTGAGGGCTTCGCGGTAGCTGGACGTTTCGGGGGCGCGGACGGGCAAGGAACCGCAGCTAATCGGGTACTGGTGCAGCCAATGGGTAATGAACGCATAACCGCCTTCGTCGCGCAGCCATGTCCAGAATCGCTTAAAATATTCTTCATCCATACCAGCATTCAAAACGTCCTGCTTTGATTGCAACGCGCTATAGCTGATCGCGTAACGCCGGCCGTTTTGGTTAATCGGAACTGCATCTTTATAGTTTGAGAAAAACAACCAGTTTGCAGGGTTATCTTCCATATCTTGATCGACGCCTTTAGATTGAATTTCTACCTGCGCGTCCGTAATCATCGGTTTTAAAATTTCGATTAATTCGCGGCGTTCGTCAATTTTAATTTCATCGACAACGATCATAAGTTTACCACGCATCCACGCGTTGAACTTTGAACCGCTGCTAATCAATTCCGGTGCTTTCGGCTGATAAACATACATATCGCCTAAAGCATGTTGCAACAATTCACGGAATGCGGTTTTACCGATACCTTCGACCGATTGCAACATGAATGACCAAGAAATTTTGTGACCTGGATAACGAATGCAATGCGCGAGATAACTTATAAGAATGTGCTGGTCATTTTGGTTTGGTAGAATTTTATTCAACCATTCAAGCCAAATTGTCACGTCACCAGGGCGCGAATCTACCTTTGCAGGAATATACGTGTTAAGGCCCTTTCGCCCCATACGGTCAGTAATAAAGGAAAATGACTTCTCGGCTGGTAAAAAACGAACGTGATCGACCTTCGGGATAGTCCAATTCGTAGATCGCAGCGCAGCCTTCCATGCCTCATCGGTCGTTTTTCCTGTACTGGTAATAATGAAGTGCTTACCACCGTATTTTCCGTTGAACTGCGTTGCATTCATAAAGCGGCCCGAAGGTGAAAAAATTTGACCTGTGCGCTCGATAAAATAGCAGTCTTTAAACCATCGTGTACAATCTTCCTGGTCTAAAATTTCAGGAAAACTTGTGTAGTCAATAGGTAACTGAATTTGAGTATTTGCCGCATTGATCGGCGCGGCGATTGCGGGTTGTGGTGTTACCTCCTTCTTAATTTGCGAAGGGTCTTTAAAACCGAACTGAATATACGCATTAATTGGTGTGCGTCTTTCAATACTCGACCAACCGACTTCCGTATCTTTGACACTATTCCACAATTTCATGTTTTCGGCAATATCGTTGCCGCCGTATTGATTGCACCATTCATGCCAGATATTTAATAAAGTTTGTTCGTCGGCGTGTAACCATCCCGCCTGTTTAAACGCGGCAGAAAATGACAACCATTCGCCCCTGTCCATATCGTTAGGATTGACCAACGTAAGGGCGAATTTCAGCCAGTCCAGCGAAGGCGCGGACATTTCTTTTTCACCCAACGGAAAACGCGAATGCAATGTGTCGAATACGTTTACCGCTGCAAGGGCAGCTTCGATAACTGCCGAAGTATGGCGCGGTTCGGACGACACGCCCCAACAAGTGACAAGATACGGCTCTTTTTTAAGGTGGTAAAATCCAGGAACGCGCAAAACGCGTGACGCGTCGATAACGGATTTATCACCGTTATAAAGCTGGCGCAATTTACGTTGTTGGATTGTGTAGAACTCGTTTCCTTTATACGGTTCGACAAGCCAATAAAGGTGAAACTTCCCTGCGCTGGATTGTACCGCGAAATGCGGCGCGGGATGCGCTTGCACCGCTTTTTGGTAATTCATTTCTGCGGTCGCCAGATCGTCAAGGTCTAAAACGTGTGTGCGGATATGATCGACGTTCGCCAGATCGCGGCCTTTACCATCCATTGCATTGATATTGCAGAAAACGCCGTAACCTGCGTTATTATACTGCAACAAGGCTTGATAGACTTCGTGCAGCGCACCGCGCAACGCATGGGCCGGAACGCCTTTATCGCGGTCATGGATAACGCGCCAATCAAGAATCGCGTTCGGGTCGCCCGTTAGCGCAGTCACATAGGATTGTGTCAGGGCGAAATTATCCGTCATTTGACACCAGCATACAAAGGAAAATGTGTACTATGACCTCGATCGTCCAACCGTTGCCAAGCATCTTGTATCTTTGGGTATCGCTGACGACCCCCCCCCCCGTATAATTATCGGCTACTGTCTGTAACCGTTCGCATTCAAGAGGTGTCAGTTTCCGATAACGCACTTTATCGGTCGATACCGTCAAATTTTGCTCTTGGCGATTCGCGGTCAAAGTGGGGGATTTATCCATTTCTTTATCGAAGCCTGAATTGCGACCGCGTGGATATTGACGCACCGATAAAGTGCGATCAATCAAAACGTTATAGGGAACACCCTTATGCAGATTGGCGACTAGCGCAACGGATTTATCATTTGCCGTGTCGCTATGATGTTTAAAATCCCAATGCGTCCGACCCCCTTTTACTTCACGATTCATATAATTCATTTCACCTTCGGTTAGCGGCACTAAAGTAGTGCCGCTATCGAACGATAATTGACCGGAATTGTTTTTAGTGTTCAGGGTTCCTGTTTTTTCAGGCATGATTTGAGGCGCAGAATATTTTTTACGCTCTAATCGTTTCATTGCAGCTTCGCTTAAAACATGCGGTTCAAAATAATCCGCAACCATTTGACCTTGATTTTTTCTAAAATATTCACGTTCAGTTGTGCGCCCAATACTTGACGCAACGCAACGTGATTTATTGTGGTCAACTTCGCCCGATTCGATAATATCGCGCAGATAAATACCACGGTCTTGCGGTTGTACGATTTTCCAGTTGGCCCAATAATAACGGACGCGGTTTTGCGCCGATACCAGCGCGGAATTGATTTTGACAGGTTGAACGCCCAAAAACATGCTGATAACGTCCAGATATTCTTTTTTCATGGATACGTTTTCAAGCATGAATTTTAATTTCGGATTCAGTTTTTTCAATGCTTGTAAAATAGCGACGAACTCAAAAAATAAAATACTGCGCGGGTCGTCAAATGCGAGTTGTTTTCCCGCAAAAGAAAATCCCTGACAAGGTGAACCGGCGACAAGTAAATCCACATGCGGGATTAAACCGCATTCAACCATTTGACGAACAATTTTGACGCAACCTAATTGAATCGTGTTCGGATAATTTTTTTGTGTTACCTTGATCGCGTATTTGTCAATTTCGCTGCTGTAATATTTTGTCGGGCGAATCGCCAATCGTTCTAAAGCCTGTTGTGCGCCCGACATACCATCGAAAAGAGACATAACAATCATTTTATTTTGCCTCGCTGGTCGAGAATCGCCACGCGTCAACGTCCTCGATGTTCCAGCGGCGCGGCTCTACACCTTTGATCGACGCAACGGGGAATCGTCCGTCACGAATCATGTCATAGAGGGTTCGCTTGGGAATATCCAAGTATTCTGCTAATTTTGTGATTGTCATTGTTTTCATGCTATGGAACTTTATTCAGACTTCCGATTCCTGTCAATGCGAAAACGTGCGAAAATGTGCTTGACGCGAATCACCAATCGTGACAACGTAATCGCAGATAGCAGTTTTGCTATCGGTGTTTCGTCGTTCTACACGCGGTAGATGGCAATGAATGGGTGAGTTGTAAGGACACGTTCGGTTGAACCGAAACGAAACACCAACTTAAAAAGGTAACAGGATGATTTGCGGCTTATTCATTTTCACAACGATTCTTTTTGCTCATGCGTATTATAAAACGCATCGAAAACTTATGAAGCTACTAAAAGAACGTATGACCGCAATGCAGGAATTACAAGATCGTTCATATATTGTCAGTATCGAACGTGATGGACGGTGGAATAAATTTCTTTTCAGCCGCAAAAAAGAAATCATCACGATTGAAACAATGGGTTTGATAGGCGACGACCTACCAGGCTGGAAAGAGAAATTATTACGATGATCGAAGAATCACAACCACCGCAAATATTTTTAGGTAACGAAAAAAAGGACGTTCGTTATACGAATGATAAAAATACTGAAAAATATCTTGGTAAATCGACGCAATACATTCGAGCCGATATTGTAATTCAATATGTCGACTCGCTGCAAAAATTTGCGGATAATGGCGGTGTTCAAAATAAAATAGCCTTCGATAAAGCCGAAGCGGAATTGCTTGGTTTATTACCTAGTGAATCGCAATATGAGCGTGAACCTTGTTGCCCTGGGTTATGTGATGGCGCGTGTGTGCGATAATGTTCAATCTTTTTCTTGTTCCGACAAAGAAAGAAATCGAAACACGGCGGCGCATCCTGCTAACTTTATGGGCCTACGCATATGAGTTTGAAAATAACAGCATTGTACCCGATAGTATCTTTGATGCGGAATGTCTCAAAGTCGATTTATCAATCGCCACTAACAGACCCGACCTTGACGAATGGTGGCGCAAAAATTTCGACTCGTTTACTGGATGCTGGATTCACGATCACCCTGAACTTGAAAAGGTAAAAAGGTTATACCATGAGTTTTACGTTTCGCCCTGACGACGACCATACAAAAATTTATGATGATAATAATTATATCGGCTATGTAATGAATGCCGACAATCTTCTTTTCGGTATTGATAAAGAAGGCTACGCGCAAGAAATTGCTTATGCTCAAAACATTACTGAAATCAAAACCCTCTTGAAAGATTGGCTTGCAAAAAACAACCCGTCCGTATCGTCAAAAATTGAAAAAACCGGACTGAAAGCTGACGTAGAACGGCTTATGAATTTTATGCAGCCCGAACTTGAAAAATTCGGCGGTTTGCATCCGATGAAAAAAGTTATTGATCGTCTTAAAATCGAATTGGAAAAACACCCGTGACAAAACGTATTATCGGTCTGCACCTGCAAGAAGGCGCGGAACGGGAAGAAAACGACTTTTACGCCACACACCCTAGCACCATCCCGCCCCTGCTTGAATTGCTCGGTTGGCAGGGTGGCGGCAAGGTCATACGCGAAAATTCATGCGGTCAAGGCCACCTGTCCGAACCGATGCTTGCCGCAGGTCATAGGGTTATCAGCACCGACCTAATCGACCGTGGCTATGGGTTGCCTAACGTCGATTTTTTAAGCCCGTCCTGGGTCGATAAAATCCCCGTGGATGCGGTTGTAATGAACCCGCCATATAAGCACCTAGACGAATTTATATTGAAGTCGCTGGAACTCGCGCCGGTGGTAGCAATGTTTGTGCCGATCAATAAACTGGAAGGCGAAAAACGTTACGAAAGTGTTTATAGCATACATAAACCCTCGATCGTCGCCGTATTCGTGCGCCGCCAGAAATGCGTTATAAATGCGGAATTTGAGAATCCGAAACTGAACAAAAATACAAAATGCTACGCATGGATTATTTGGACGGAACGCTTTAGACAAGCCGACCCAATAACGAAATTTATTTTTTAGATTTGACTGTGTTTATATATTCTAGCTTTTCTTTATCGGGTAATTTCATTACCGCTGGATGGCTCATAGCGATCAATTGAACAATGACCCGCGCATCTTTCATTTGAACGGCATATTTTGCAACCGCGTCAAATAGCGTATCGGCTGAATACCAATATAAAACTGCGGAGTGCGTTTTACCAATTTCACGCGCAATGGCTCTAGCGGTCAAATCACGCGGATTCTTTCGCCAGATTTTCAAACCAGCTTCAAGAATTTCTTTTTTTGCTTTCTCACCGTGTCTCATGTCCGATTATCTTTCTGTACTCTTGTATGTTTCTAGCGAAGCCAGCATAAGCACCATTTTTTAACACTATATCATGGAAACGTTTTTGTGCAACTGCGCGTTCGTCTCTTTCGCTATACGTCCAGCCATCCGGCTTACATTCAATGGCAGTAAAGACACCGACGACTTTTCCGACCATATCAGCGGTTATAATAATTGGTGTAATACCGATCAAATCAGACGATTTTATTTCTTTGTTCAATTTGCTCGAATCGTTTGCCAAACCGTAGCGGACTGGTCGGCCCGTTTCGTCAAATAAAACGCCCGTGTTGTTACGCCATAATTCAACGCCGCGATAAGCAGCGTCCAGCCTGATATGATTTTGTACCGCAGCTTCTTTCATTTCAGCACTACATCTTTGAGTTTAACGTACTCATGGTAATGATCGTCAATAAAGCCTGGGCCTTTCATGCGATAGATTTTTATATGGATAGTATGTTCATCCTGCCACGCCAGACCGTTGTAATTTTGTATTTGCGCTTTGCGGTGTGCATACTTACCTTTCAAGATAATTACATCTTTCCCTTTCATGGCTTCGGTCAAGGCTTTTTCAGTTTCGGTACGTTCCGAATTAAGCCGTTCCATTTTTAAAAGCAGTTTTATCATTCTTGCACCTCTTGTTTGACTTTTCCTTTGCGTATAGCTTTACGCGCTTCGGCTTTAAGTGCGCGGCGTTTAAGACGATTCATTTCTACCATTTTACCGCCGATAAAAACGCCTTTGCGTGGGTTCTTTTCTCTCATTTTCTGTACCATCCTTCGATTGTGTTAGCCAAGGTTTCCATTTCAGCGCGGGGGCGGGATGCGTCCAGCGCAGTTAAAACGTCCATGCCGGAAGCAAGGAAAAACTTCCGATAAATTTCTCTATCCTCAAAACCTTTTTGACGCTGGACTGCCGCCCATTGTGCAATTGCATCGTTTAAACGCCCATGTTCGGCAATACGGGCAATTTGACGATTACCAGCGGCTTTCCCTGCGATACCACCTGCCGCATAACTTGCGGCTTCGGCAATATCGGCGGCACTTTGCAAAACGGTCGCTTTACGCATAGCTTCAAGTTTCACGCGATCAAGCAGGATTAAATCACCTTCGACCATTTCAATAGAGCGTTCGCGTGGTTCGGGTAAAGGTTTTTCCGCGCCGCAATGGGGGCAACGGAACATAAACCGTTCATAGGGCTTCGCGCAGCTATTGCAGACGGTCAAGGGTAGGTCGTCGGGGTCTGGCTTGCTCTTGGCGCGTTTATCGCGTCTGGCAAGCGTCCACGGGATAACACGGTCGGGTAATTTATGACGGATAATGTTGCTAACATGGTCGATAATGAGCGCGACTTTACCAGGAACGTAACGTAAAGCGCGACCGACCATTTGACGATATTTTCCAAGGGATGCAGTCGGTCGGGCCATGATAACAACATCACAAGCCGGAACGTCAAAACCTTCGTCAAAAAGATCAACGTTGACTAAAACCGATAAACGGCCAGTTTTAAATTCGCTGATATATTTTTCACGTACTGCAACGGGTGTTTTGGCCGATAAAGCGGCAGCGCGGATTCCCCATTCGTTGAATTTAGAAGCAATCTCACCAGCCGTTTCAACGTCCGTTGCAAATACGATTGCGCGACGACCATACGCATACTTGCAATAGTTTTCTACAACGTCACCGACAATGTGCGATTTTTTCGCAGCTTTACGCAATGTTTGAGCCGACCAGTCACCGCTTGCGCTAATCTCGCTATCATGCACTTGCATATCTGAACGCGGACAGACGACTTCATAATCAGAAAGGAAACCGCGATCAATCAATTCGCGCATTTCAGGGCCAAGCACCATAAAATCATAAATCCCGTCATAGTCGCGGCCCAAGCCTTGACCGTCCGCACGAGTCGGCGTTGCGCTTACACCAAGCCCGATTGCGTTAGGGAACATGGCGGCAGCTTTACCCCATTTATTATCAATTAGAACGTGGTGACCTTCGTCGATTTTCCAACGATCATTTTGTTTGCACCAATTTTCTAAAACATCTTTTCGGGCTAAAAGCGTGTCAACACCTATAACGGCGGTTTTTGCAGAAGGATTGACAAAGGAATGACCGAATAAAGCGCGGTGCGCTCTTGTTGTTTGCGCGATTGTCGAATCGGAACCGATAACGCGGTGCGGAATACCGACCCGCGCAATGTGGCAAGACATTTGCGTAACCAATTCGTTACGGTGCGCGATAATGCTTTGCGTCATACCAGCATGAAAACCGTCTAACGTAATACTCGACATTAAAACGGATTTACCTGCGCCAGTCGGCATAACCGCTATACCGTTACGTTGACCGCTATTCCAACCAGCGTAAATATCCGCTTTAGCGCGTTCCTGATAGTCATGCAGAATTACCGACATACAATCACACCAATAACCCAACCGATCGAGGACGGGCCAGTTATTTGTTGCTTGTACCAATTCGGGTCATGGAAAACTTTCCCGTTCGCGCAAACGATTGCATGATTACTACCGCCCGAATCGCAAAAAAGCATGTAGGCCATACCAGGATTATTCATTTCTAAACCCTGCAAAATTTCGTCAAGCGTCAAATCATCCGGCAAACCGACAAGAAAAAGATTTTTACCATGTTGTGCCAGATATTCCCGTAGCGCGGCGTATGCTTCTTCGCCTGGGCGACTATCGAAAACATGAGGTACATCGTCACGATCAATCAATGTCGCAACGCAAGCGCGGACGCAATCGCCGTAGCTATTCGGTGGGTCATGTCTGACAAGGCAGGTACGCGGGTTCATTCAATCTTCCACTTCGGGGCAATCGCCGTTATCGCATGACGGGCAACCATCCGAACCGTCAAATTCAATGTCGCAATCTTCGCAGTATTTTTTACGGGGCCAGAACATTATTTTTTAACACTCACAATGTTTAGATCAATGTATTTTGAATTTCGGTACGATACACACATTTCACCATTTGCAAGTTTTTTGACAACATCGGAAATATCTTCATCCGTTTCATAACCAGGGCAGAAAATCATATTGTCCCTACCGCGCACATTTCTATCAATGTCAATGATGGTATATAAAACTGTTTTTCGAGCATTGAAAGGTTTAGTACAAACAATAAAATTATCTGTCCGGCCTCGAACTTTGTAGCGTTGCTTTTCTTCCGCGAATAGAATTTTATCACCTACTTTTATACTGGTCAAATCAATGGTCATTTTTCAACCTCGATACAATCTTTTTTTCTGCATGACGGGCAATCATTCGACCCACTAAAATAAAGGTCACAGTCGATGCAAAGTTTTCTTCTTGCTTTACGAAATGTTTCTTCATCTATGGTTTGATAGTCAAGAATCTGAACCGTGATTTTTACACCGCTGTCTAATGTTACACCCAAAATAACATGACTTTCGGGAACTGATTCGACTGCGACAATCTTACGGTCAATTACTTTATCTTTGACCACTTCTTTTATCATTTCTCTAAAAGGGTCCATTTTTACCACCATATCGGCAAAGTTGCCGCCTTTACAGGATTCAAAGCCGCGTCCGCTTCGGTTGGTTTTGCAACGAAAAGCCCGAACCAGTTATCATTCATGCGATCACGAATCAGGATAGGATAATCCACGTCGATCATTTCAGGGAAGATGATTTTACCGGACGGGCTGGATTGCAAAAGCGTTTGCAGGTGCGATAAATCCCAATACATTGCGCCTTTTGTTTTGACAGGTTTTTCATTTACCCATTTGCGCCAGTCGTTCATAGCGGTTTTGTCAAACCATCGGCAAGGGTTTCCTGGGTACGCCCAACCTAACATTGATTTAACTGCACCTGCGGCAATTTCTGGTATTGTGCTGACTTCAAAAAACGAACCATAGGCTGATTCTTCTTTTGCTTTTTCAATCATAACCGAATCGAGAATCACATGAGCGCATCCGTTCGGTTCATTCGTTGGGCCAAGATATTCAACGGCGGCGATTTTCTGATTCGTAGCAATGGCATATGACTTGCCGTTGAAATTTTCCAGCCGTAATACATTCAACTGGTCTTTTATTTCATGTTCAATTGAAGGCTCGAAAAACTGGCAAATAGTGGACAAACGCGCAAAAGTCTCGCATTTTACGATAAATTTCATAACTTTTCTCCCTGTTAAATTTTAACACAATGGTAAAAAACCTCTTGCGCGGTGTCAAGGGCAATGTTACAACGGGGTTCACTTTCACACACCAACAACGGAGTTATATAATGCAAAAAATCAAAATTACCGTCGAATGCGACAACATCGAATCAGCGCAGAAATTGTTGCTGAAACTTGCATCGGACGGTACGCACGTCAACACTTCTTCCGACGAATCAGAAGGCGACGAATCGGGCGCATCGGTCAATACGAACGGTGCTTTGGATTCGCAAGGTCTGCCTTGGGATGCTCGTATCCATTCCAGCAGCAAAAAAATGACTGCGAAAAATGTATGGGCGCGTCGCAAGGGTGTTGACGATGCGTTATTCGATGCGGTCGTTGCCGAACTTCGCGCAGGTGCGCCAGCCGCCGCCGCGCCAGCAATGCCGACACCTAATAATCCGATTCCTGTCGGTTATCTTGCACCAGTACCCGCGCCAATGGCTCAAATGCCAGCACCAGCAGTACCGCAAGCGGCCCCTATGGGTTTTCCACCAGTGCCGCAGCCGCAGCAGGTCGCAAATTCCCCCGTTCCTGCTCAAATTGCTACCCCTGCCGCACCGGACGTTCCTGTAGCAGCACCAGTAAATGACATTTCTGCATTAATGATGAAATTGCAGCAATTGTTTTCGGCTGGTCAAGCAACGCCCGATTACATCAATTCGATTGTGGCGCGTATCAATGGCGCGTATCAAATCAATATGGGTTCGATTTCGGATGCGGCTGGACACCAGCACCTTATCGACTACGCGTTCCAATGTATCGCAGCAGACGGTAAGTAATCATGTTGTCGGTAATCGCAAACGATTTACCGCGCTTCATGGCGTGTAACGGTTCTCGTTCGATGGCGGTTAATCCCGTTGTCAACGAGGACAACACGGTACGCGACGAGGGTAACGCGGTCGATTGGCTGATACAGCAAGTATTTCGCGGTAGAAATACTTTAGATCAGTTAGTTGACCGCAAAGCCTTCAACGGTGTTTACATTACGCAAGAAATGATTGAACACGTTACACCGTACCTGGATGCAATCCAAAGCAACAATACCAGCGATATTGAACTTGAAACGACGATGAACGGTCAAACTTGGCAGGTTCGCGGTCGCGCCGATAATATCGCCGTGGATAATGATTTACTTCATATCCGCGACTTTAAGTATGGATGGGGGCTTGTCGAAGTTTTTGAAAACTGGACGCTCATTTTTCATGCTATAGGTTATCTCGCGCAGTTGCATCCTAGTATCGCAATGTGCATTAAACGCGTCCGCTTTACGATTTACCAACCTAGACCGCACCATTATGCAGGTCGCGTTCGTGAATGGGAAATTGATAAGCAGGAATTGATAAACGAGTATTGGCCGCGTTTATTGAAGGCTTTGGAAAACCCCGACGATAAGGTGAATACAAGCCCGAACTGCTATAAATGCCCTTCAATGGCAACCTGTCCAGCGCATCAAAAGGCTTGCATGAACGCGTTGGAAGCCAGCGAAAGAGCGTTTGACGCAAACATTGACAATGAAGGTTTGACTTTTTTCCTCGATCACACGAAACGCGGTCTTGAAATTTTGACGCAAGCGCATAAAGCCTATAGTGAAATGGCTTTACACCGTTTGAAAGAAGGCCAGATCGTGCAAGGGTACGGTTTGGAAAACGAACTTTCAAATCGTCAATGGAAAGACGGTATCAATGTCGAAACAATGCAAATGCTGACGGGTAAAAATCTCGGCAAACCACAACTTATTACACCTAACCAAGCCGTAAAAGCTGGACTGACCGAAGATATTGTCAATTCGCTTTGCGAACGTGTTAGCAAAGGTAGCAAGCTGGTAAAAATGGACGCAAACGCTAAAGCGAAAAAACTCTTTAAAAAGTAATCACACACTAACGAAAGGAAACTACAACATGACTATCGAAAAACTTGTGACTCCCACCGGTCGGATTGTATGGGGAAACCCCGCAAAACCGCAGATCAAGAAAGATCAGAAAACCAAACAACCGATCATCAAAGACGGTAAAGAGGTTCAGCAATGGGCCTTCGGTGTTGCTTTCTCGAAGCAGGATTTTATTCAACATATCTGGCCGTTCATGCAGCAAGAAGCCCTGTCCGCATATCCAAACGGCGTACCGTCAAACTTCTCATGGAAGTACAAAGACGGTGACGGTGTGGATAGCAACGGTCAACTTTATTCGACACGCGAAGGTTATGCAGGTTGCTACATTCTGAACGTATCGACCGAAGCCTTTGCGCCGCCGATTTTCAAATACGAAAATGGCGCATATCGTCAAATGGCCCCTGAAGAAGTCAAGTGCGGTCACTATGTTTCACTTAACCTGAACATGAAAGTGAACGTGCCGACTGATCGCCAGCATACGCCAGGTCTGTATATCAATCCAAACGGGATTGAACACGTTGCCTACGGTGCTGAAATTGTTTCGGTCAACGCTGACCCGAACGAAATGTTCGGCGGTCGTCAACACGCTATCCCGCAAGGTGCAAGCGCGGTTCCGTTGTCGTCTGCACCGGCCGGCGTTGCTATGCCGATGGGTGGTATGCCGCCAGCCGCACCAATGGCGCAGCCGATGCAGCAACCTATGATGGCCCCGCAGCCTCAATACGCGCCACAACCAGCCGCCCAACCGATGCAACCGCAGTATGCACCGCAAGCGGCCCCCGCTGCACCGCTACCAGCCCCCGCACATGACTTCGTGCGTAATGCTGGTATGCCGCAGCAAATGGGCGGTCAACCGCCTATGGCGCAGCCGATGCAGCCGCAGCCGATGGGGATGCCTCAAATGGGAAACGGTGCGCCCTCTGCGGCATATCCTGCACCGCAACCTACTGCGGTTCCTGCGACTACATACCCTGGTAACATTCCAGGTATGCCACCATCCCGCTAGGGTGTGAAACGCGCTGACAGACCGCGTAAAGTCTGTCACCCTTTTTATTTAACGGAGATTCAATATGCCGCGCAAAAAGAAACAACCTGAAACAACCGAAGTTTTAGCATCCAGTCTCGAATCACTAGCTGACAATATCGCACAACTGTCCAAAGTCGGACGCGAAATTAAAGCGAGTCGACTCAATGAAAAAGCAATTTTGACATTACTAAAAGAAATGACGGGTGAATCCAAACATAGTATCAAACTGGTTTTGGACGCGTTGCCAGAACTCGAAAAAACTTACCTGAAAAAACGATAGGAGATTCGCAATGGGTGTCATTTTTTCACCGATCATCAAAAAACTTTCGCATATAAATTTTTATGCGCCGAAAAATGAACGTGTGATAAAAGCGAAACGCTTTATCCGAATTGGTGATAGCGGAATTATAGAACTGGAAAACAATTCTTTGGTTGCCGTTCAAATGCTTCCCAGTTTGAATAGAAACGTCGCAAGACACGCAACCCGCGCCCATCATTGGCTTGTTAAGGCTTGTCAAAAACTTGGCTTTTTTACACAGGATGAAATGAATGAACACATACGTCTTGTCGATTTAAAAGCATCCGAACAACAAAAAACTTGGGATTTAGAAAGATTGCAAGAAATTTCTGATCGCTGGAAAATCAAATTTACCGACAAACAACTAGCCGCTTTGAAAGTAGAGGAAAACTGAAATGAGCAAAACAGCAGAACAAAAAATCTTAGGCGCGACACTCGCGGTTATTGCGACCGCACTTACGTTTTTCGCCGCATGGGTAACGCATGTTATCGTCTGCATTAAAACCGCGTCCTGGGTCTTTTTGATCGCTGGTGCGTTGTGTTTCCCTATTGGTATGGTTCATGGTATCGGCGTTTGGTTCGGGGCTTGGTAAGATGGGGAAGAAAAACCGACACGAATCAACCGATGAATTAACGAAGATACAGGATTCAATCGCATCCTGCCAAAATGAATTTCAACTCGCAGGGCTTTTATCTACACAAGACTTTACAAAACAGCATCCAAGCTATGCTTTATTGTGGGTTAAACAGATCATGTTGAAGAATTTCATCTAAAATGGTAGGCTTTCTTCGGAAGGCTTATCGTTTCAGGTGTGACATGAAAAAGCGTGAATGGAAAGTGTGCGGCTCTAAATCTGTGTTTAAAGACGAAAGACACGCAAAGCGAGTTGGGAAACATTTAGGTTTACGTGCATATGAATGTCACATTTGCAAAAAATATCATTTAACGAGTCAGGCCGAAGGCAACCACAATGCAAAATTTGTTCGAGACTAAAACTTTCGAGATTAAGATTGACGATACGCTTACATTCACGGGATTATATAAAAAACGGACGTTCTGGCAATGGTTGACTGGTCAACCGCGTGAATTACTTCCGTTTACGGTTAAATCATGTTCTCGCTAGATCACGCAATAACATACGATATTGAAACTTATCCAAACTGCTTCACATTCGCTATGACGCAGTTAAAAACGGGTGTTCGTGCCGTATGGGAAATATCCCCGTTCCGTGACGACCGCCAGCCGTTAATGCAATTTTTTCAATATCTGGCGCAAAATCAAATTCCGATGATCGGATTTAACAACGTCCATTTCGACTATCCAGTATGTCATTTTTTGTTCAAAAATCCGTTTGCAACTGCGGAACAAATTTACGATAAAGCAATGAGCATCATTAATAGTAATGATAGTTTTGCACATACTATATGGCCGAACGACCGCTTTGCGCCGCAAATCGACTTGTTCAAAATCCATCATTTCGACAACCGCGCTAAATCGACCAGTCTTAAAGCCCTGCAAATTAATATGCGTAGCGAGTCCGTTGTTGACTTACCTATCGAAGTCGGAACGGTTTTAAACAAACAACAAATTGACGAATTACTTGTTCCTTATAACGACCATGACGTTGACGAAACACAACGCTTTGCGATTTTCAGCATGGACGCGATAAATTTTCGCATCAGCTTAATCCCGCAATTCGGTATCGACGTGTTGAACTGGAACGATACGAAGATTGGCGAACAAATGGTTATTCAGCGACTCGGTGACGGGCTTTGCTATGACCGTTCATCCGGCAGACGCAGGACGCGCCAAACACCACGCCACCAGATCGCGTTAAACGACATTATCCTGCCTTATATCAGCTTCCAGCATCCCGAATTTCAACGCGTCCTGGATTACCTACGCGGACAGGTTTTGCGTTCCGAAGAAATAAACACTTTCGGGGAAGAAGCACCGACCTTACGTACTAAAGGCGTGTTTACAGGATTGAAGGCGCATGTCGGCGGCATGGATTTTTATTTCGGTGTCGGCGGCATTCATGGTAGCGTATCGTCGCAGCGAATTGAACCGCATCCCGATTATTTGATACGCGATATTGACGTTGCCAGCCTTTACCCATCAATCGCTATTGTCAATCACCTTGCACCGGCGCACTTGGGCGAAGCATTCGTACAAATCTATTCGGAGTTGCCGAAGGAACGTAAAAAATGGCAAAAAGAAAAAGGTAAAAAATGCGCCGAAGCAAACGCGCTTAAACTCGCATCGAACGGTGTTTACGGCAAAAGCAATAGTATGTACAGCCCGTTCTATGACCCGCAATTTACCATGTCGATCACAATTAACGGGCAATTGCTACTTTGTATGCTTGCTGAAAGATTGTTGACCATTCCGACCCTAAATTTGATTCAGATCAATACGGACGGTGCAACTTACACGATTCGCAAAGATTACGAACCTCATGCCGCCGCTGTTTGCCGCGAATGGGAAAAATTGACCAACCTTGTCTTAGAAGATGCAGATTATAACCGTATGTTTATTCGTGACGTGAATAATTACATTGGTGAATACAAAGACGGTTCGTTGAAATTGAAAGGTGCGTACTGGACACCTGACCCGACGAAATATCATGAATCGATCAGCAACGCGCAGCCGCCAGCCTGGTATAAGAATTTGTCGAACTGTGTCAGCGTCCGCGCAGCCGTTGCTCAAATGGTGTATGGTATAGATGTCGAAACTTTTATAAAAATGTGTACTAACCCTTTTGATTTTATCTGCGGGGTCAAGATCAAGCGCAGCGATAAGCTGCTATGGGGAACGACTGAAATTCAACGTATGACGCGCTATTACGTTTCGACCGATGGTGCGCCGCTGGTCAAGATTGCGCCGCCTGTCGGGGCCGTAGGCGGCTTTAAAAAGGCAAATGGCGTGACCGATGCAGAATATGATCGAGTAATGCGCGAAACAGGCGGTCAATGGGATATGCGCGTCTGCACCAAAAACAAGAGCAAGTACGAAGCGCGAGAAACGCAGGTCGTTGCCGGATATAATGTCACGGTCGCTAATAACATAAAAGACTTCCGCTTCGATAATATCAATTATGACTGGTATATTGCCGAAGCGCGAAAACTTTTAATTTGACACGAATCGTTTTTTGTAACAACACTAAAAGGACTGGTGCAAACCTCACCGCACCCAGGGGCTAACGTGAGTTGGTATGGTGACTGAAAAAGTTGGGGTGACAATCGGAGAGACGATAATTTTTATAGGAGATTCAAAATGAAAACGTTCGGTAATATCTTTGCACATTTCGCTGGCAGTATTATTCTCACCTTTTTTATATATCTTGTCTTTTGTTTTTTATTTTGGGATTTTTGGCCCGACGATAAATTTGAAAAAGAATTAGTCTCTAAAATGCTACGTCTAATATGGATTATTGTTTTTGTCTGTATAACCCCTACGGTTTGGAAAGATAAAAAATGAGCAAAAGCGTCCACCGCAAATTTGAAAATTATAACCACGCCAAAAATCCACGTGACCCTCTTTCAATTCTGACCTTCGCGGACAAACGCGGCGGTTTCCTGAACCACCATGTTAAAGCGGTGCATGAAAGCCGCGACAAACACGGAACCTATGAACGATTCACAACCCAATACACAACACATAAACAGGTGCAACTATGAATAAACTGAAAGTCAAAAAACTTTTCCCTCATGCCGTTATTCCAAAATACGCAACAAAAGGCGCGGCATGTTTCGATTTACACGGCGGGGATGATATTGACGAATCTAAAATCGGAATTTCAGGTGTGATCGGTACAGGGCTTGCTTTTGAAATTCCCGAAGGTCATGTCATGCTGATTTTTAGCCGGTCGGGTCATGGTTTCAAGGATAATATACGCCTTGCAAATTGTGTCGGCGTGATTGATTCAGACTATCGCGGCGAAGTCAAAGTCAAATTGACGAATGACTACCCCGCGCATCACTTTCAATACAAGCGCGGCGACCGTATCGCGCAAGCAATGGTTGTTCCGGTTCAGCAAGTCGAATTTGAAGAAGTAAGCGACCTGTCCGATACGGAACGCGGTCAAGGCGGCTTCGGCAGTACGGGGCAGTAATGGCCCTGCGGCTTCGCGTTGGCGCGACATACCTCGATCGTGACGGTATTCTTACTATTATCAGTAAACGCGCCACGCCTAGCATTGCTCAATATGGATATGCGTTTATCGGTGTGACCTCGAAAGGTCAAACTTTTTCATTCACGCATGACGGATTTTTCTACGCAGACAAAACACCGGACACGTCCGATTTAGTTAAAAGAGTAAACTGATTAAAAAGTCGGGTAATTGTCGGTGCTGAAAAAATCTTTGACAGCTTTCCAATTGACGACTAACCAACCGACAATACTTATAACGCCGCCCCATAATATGATTATCCATTTGATCGCTTTGTTGCGGACAAGATGATCGTCTTGCAGCACTTTAATGTCGCTAGTGTTCACGGCAATTTTTGCGGTCAACTCTACATGATTATCGGTAACTTTCTTTTTCAATTCGTCATGGTCTTTCAAAAACTCACTAAGTAGCGTTTGAAATTGTGCTTGATCGGTGACTTGTTTCGTCTGTACATCTTTAATTTTTCCAACATCGTCTTTGGTTCCCTGCGCGAGTTGAAGCGTCTGCCCTAAAGTACGATTCATATCCACAATGACACTATAAAGCGATTGTTCTTGTTCAGATACAGCACTCATTGTGGAACCTTTTTTATTTTCGTTATTACTTGCTTTATAACATTGCCAACGCTAAACGGCAAGTTAAAGTTGCGCCCCATTTATCCAAATAGAATCAATCGCCTCACTATCGTAATTCAGCATTTCACCGAAGGTTGCGGTCAAAGGGTGACTACGATTGAACTCGTTTGAGCCTGTTAAAAGCATACGCGCATTGAATTGTTGCTCGTTCGGAAGCGAAGCAATAAATGATTCGAATACTTCCGGCAACGTCCGAACTGAAACGGCTTGGACTGCCTCGTTTTCGGTGATGATCGACATAACCGCCAACTGCTGAAAAAATTGACGATAACTTAGCGTTTCAGGAACGAAAACGACAGGTTCAACAATTTCAGGTTCGGGGCGCGTAAATTGACCTGTTTCAGCATCGTACAAATCACCGATGCCGTTTTCATCGTTCGCTTCGACCCATATTTGACCGTCACCTTCAAAGTCAGCCGCCATCATAACTACATTTACAATTTTTCCGTCTTGAATTTGAAAAACTTTTTTCATTTACTGTCTCACTTTCACAATACATTTACCAGCCGCGCCGGAACGATAACCCGCCGTGTTTGCACCTGCACCGCCACCGCCAGGAACCGAAGCCGCGCGAGATTCAGTTGCACCATCGCCACCGTACAAGGAACGACCACTATTGGCATCGGTGCAATTCGTGGCACTACCACCGCCGCCGCCATATACGGAACAACCTCCGCGACCGCCGTTCATCGTGCTACCGATTTGATTAGGTGCGCCGCCGCCGCCGCCACCGCCATATATCGAATCACCGCCTTCACCGCCAGTCGCATTAACACCGTTTTGGAAGTTAGCACCGCCACCGCCACCGCCGCCACCGTTACCCTGACCTCCAGCCCCAGGATTTGTAATCGTGTTTCCAGCAGTCGTACCATCCATACCACCGCCGCCGTCGTTACCGCCAGCCGCGCCCGTACCACCGACCGCGCCAGGGTTGGCAACAGCATCACCGCCTGTGCCGCCAGAACCGCCGCCGCCGCCGCCGCCAGGATTACCTGACGTTGAGCTAGGTGTCTTACCTGCACCGCCACCGTATGCAGTCATTAAGCTACCAAACGTGGAAGTACCACCGGCCGTATTAGCGGCACCGCCTGCACCGATTGTAACAGCGATAATATCAGGAATATCTACAGCTTTGAATTTTTGAACTTCACAATGACCACCACCACCGCCTGACGACTTGTTATATGAACTGACTGCGCCTGTACCGCCGCCGCCACCGCCGCCCCATAGCCAAACTTCGACTTCGGCATTTGATGAAAGATTTTCTGGTTTATTCCAAACACCGGACGATAGGAAAACTTGCTCATCGACAAGACCGCCGCCGCCAGAAACGCCGCTGCTACCACCTGCACCAGAAAGAATTTTAAAAACACCATCGACAAAAACAACAAAATAAGTTGAAAGTGACGACCAATTACCTGCGGCCAATGCGCTACCATCCGCTTTGACAACATCGTAATAAGGATTCGTATCTTCAACACGCATCCGAACTGCACCTGTATTGTCTGCGTTCGGTGTAATATAAAAACTCATACCAGCTTCAACGTCCGCACCTGTTTTTAGCGGCGGGTCAACAGTAATCGTATAATCGTTTGTTGCATTGATAATCGTATCGGGAATAATCGGAACTCCATTGAACATGAAATCCGTTTTTTCCGCTAGATCGTCCAAAATTGCAGCACCGGACACATTACCCGAAGCGGACGTGATTGTATCGCGTGTAAGCGTCATGGTTTAACTCCAAAGTGCAGGTGCTTCGTCAAGAAGCGTTAAATTGGCCGACAAACCACGGCCTGACTGAATATCTGTGACAATACATCTTTTATATTGATTTGTCACGTTCCCGATAAAGACTAAGCAGCCGGTCGCAATTTGTTTTACTTTACCCTTGTCGAAAAAGCTACCATCAGTTACATCATCGTCAACGGGGGTTGTAAGTGTCAATTCTGTATGGGAACCAGTTTCATTACTGATTGGATAGGTAGATAGCTGACCGTTTGTTTTTACAACCGTAATACCGGTTTTCAAACCTAGATTATTCCATACAACATCACCGTTGACGTTATCCACATCTTCAAAATAGGGTGTATCAATGACATTCACTTCACTATCTAAAACGACACCTGCTACTTGACCATCTTCGTCTAAAACAGTTTCAAGAATACGCGCCGAACCAGTTTGCACCGACAAAATATCGTGATTGATACCTACCAGCGAACCTTTACGACAACGAATCGCTTGCGAACTTACAGATAAACTATAAATCGCACTACGTAGTTGTGCTTGTTTCAAATCAAATCGACCACGTTCCATAACTTTTTCAAGACGCGTCAAACCTTCATAAGTTGTTTGTTCTAATCGCGCATCACTTTCAGGCGCACCCGTTCGACGCACCGTAACTTGGCGATTACCGAATCCATAATTTACGTCTGAATAATTAATCCGAAAACCAGCAGGTAATCGCGGAAACGCTTTTTTCCAACTTAAACCATTTGAGTTGCGACTTGAAAAAACTTGGATTGGGGTTTCTGCGCTACGATCATAGTCTTGAATAACACCCCAAACTTCCGATTGATAAGGACGTGCAAAGCCGCATGACGCAAGCAAACGCAGGGTGTCAGAAACGGAACTCGATTCAACAACCATGTCGCAAGTATGACCGTCCGTTTCGCATCGTTCATACCAATTTTCAATACTTTCTAAATCTACAATATCTTCGGGAATTGGGTCGAAATTTAAACTACCGATCATTACATCACGATAATGTGCGGCTGGATTTGAAGTAGTGGCGATTGTATTCCAATCCGTACCGTTGAAATCCCGCACATAGCCAGATGCTAAAACTGAAAGACGGTCAACACTTCGGTTTCGTGCGCGAACATTAATCATGGCAAGATTGCGCTGCTTAATTGCTTCGCGGTTTCTAATCGAGACGCAACGAATTAAACCAAAACGATCAAGTAAACCTTCGCGGCTTAAAGGCATTTCACTTGACGAACGGAAATAGAAAAAGTCTAAGACACTACCGCTATAGGTGTAAGTAGCGGGAGTAAAACTTGTGTCTAAAAAAGCAGCACCGCGCTTAATTTCAATATCATATGCGCCTGGTTCCCAATCGTCGGGATGCAAATAGAAAGTGACTGTATCGGCTTCCAACGACATATTTTTAACTTTGGTAGTGCCAACCGTCGAAGCTGAATAAACATCATCACCTGAACCAGCCGAAAAATAACTGTCAGCCGTGTAACCGGAATTTGTAGGTTCTACGTTTTGACCAGGAACATTCTTATGCGCTTCAACAAATCCGCGTGAAATTGGGGGTGCTGATAGACCTGGGCTAAAAGTTGTAAAAAGAAATTTAATCTGGACGCGCTTTTGTGATTGCGTATTATCCATGTAATGAACTTCCGGCAAATCTCGCCAGTCTGTTTCACCGATTTTACGCATACGGATTCTAAGAGGAATACGTACACTTGCGTCAATATCCGATTGCTTAATCAAACCGTAAAGCTGCATATGCAGCCAAACTTCATCAGGTGATTCCGCAGTTGACATTGCATGATAAACTGGAAGCGGCCCAACAAATAAATTTTCAAATTCAGGATTGACACCGTGTACAGATAATTCGGTATTCAGCGGAAACGTTCGACCTTGACGATCAGGAATCACAATCGGGTCTGAATCAGGAAAACCTTCACTCATTTGAATCCGAATATCCGAATCTCTTTCATCGGGTGAAATACCCGCAAGACCGATACGTACATCTTCTAATTTATGCGGCCCCGCTAAAACATATGTCGCATTCACATACTCGTCTTGACCTACATATTCCGTGATCGGTTCGTAACCGAACGGTGGGTAAACGCGGCGCGTTCCGATAACGCGAGGAACGGACGTGTTCGGTTCCAAAATGTTGCCTGTCAAAGATGCTTTTGAAAGAACAACCGAACCCGAACCATCATCTTGACCAACACCGCTACTTGCGCGTGAAGCCGAAGGGGGGCCGGATAATGCGCCTAAAACAAGTGAACCTGTCAAACTTACGGCCAATCCTAATAATTTTGCACCGGCCGCTGCACTCAAACCAAAACTAGCACCGAGCGTTGCAGAAGTTTGAGCCGCAAGAGCGCCCGAAGAAATACCGTAGCTAACCGCAGATAAAGCAACCGCAGCAACAATACTAAAAACATTTTTGCGACCGCCACCGCCGCCACCGCCTTGCATCGGCATGTGAAAAGTAACTGCGGACAATTCGTTTTCATCTTTTGCAGCGGTCGGTACGAATTTATCCCATGTTTCAGTCGGTATGCGTTCGCCTTCGACAATTACGATACCATCTTCAAGAAAATTGTCGGGTAAAAACGGCATGTTGACGATCATATCTAAAATCGTCGCGCCATCTTTCCACATAGCGACCTTTGGCGAACCCAAAGCAAAAGGTTCGCGCCATACCGCTAAAGTTTTGCGATCTGTGTGTGTCGCCGGATGCATTCAATTCTCTCTCTAACCGTCCAGTCATTTATTGATACGATAGCAGAATCCGTACCTTTTTCGACATGAATTAATTGCTTGTCGTTTATCATTATCCCGACATGGCAAACCATACGGGAACCTGATCGACGCATGACAACAACATCGAACGCTTTTTGTTCACCGAGTTTAATATCTTGCCATAATTCATCATCTTTTCTGACCGTCATTGTCTGGGCGATTCGCTTCAAATCTTCCGTCGATATTTCGCCATAGTCGGGCAAATCAATACCGCATTCTTGAAAAAGTATGATTCGAATCAGACCCCAACAATCGGCAGCGTCGATCGAGCGACCACCGCTTTTAAAAGGTACGTTAATGTACTTATCATACCAATTTTTCATGACCAAAATAACGCAGGGAATCTATCTTCGGTTGCTTTTAACGCCGGCCAAGTCTCTTGCGTGTAATCCCATGAACGCAAAGTACCTGTCATTGATAGCGAATTACCTGTTACGTCAGTCAAACGTAAATATTTCGCACGATAAGTGCGGACGGACGGGTTTGATTTTTCTGTGCGCGGATATTGCGTCATATCAAATTCAGATAACGCAATAACCTGTAAATCTAAATAAATCGGTTCGGTCGTTTCGAGAATTGCCCGACTGATACGTTCGTCTGTATTTTGAATAGAAAGATTTGCTTTTGGTGCAGAATCATCATCGGATAAAAGTGAAATATTAAACTCAAAACCTTGATATTCTTTACCGTCAAGTATAAAATTTTCAGGGTCGGACACAACGCGAATCGGCTCATAAAGCCGCACGTTATAAATCGTCAAGAAAACCAGTAAAGCTTCTTCCGAATCTTCGCGCTGCAATTCTCGCAAAACTGCTTGCGGAATGTTACGCTGAATTGTCATCGGGAAACCATCAGTTTGAATTTCAGATCGTACAATTCCGAAGTAATGCGACTTTCGCTATACGCTTGTTGACCGCCCTGCACCATGATTTTTACACGTTGGGAAAAGGTATCGTCGATACTGGTCATTGCGCGGTTGCCTGTACCGCTTGCACCAACTGCGACGAATGCGCCGTAATCCTGCGCCCAAACAACAGACTGCCAAGTTTCATCAGCCGCGCTTGCACGAAGCGTCCATGCAATACCGTTTGCGCTTGTCATTACGCGGTTGCCTGTACCGCTAGATGCAACTGCGACGAAAAGATTCAGACCATCGGCCCAACATACGGACAGCCAGTTATTATCAGCCGCGCTTGCGCCAATAACCCACGTAATACCGTCAAGGCTTGTCATTACGCGGTTGCCTGTACCACTTGCGGCGACCGCAACGAAAACACCCTGTTTTGCAGACCAGCAAACCGACGACCAGTTATTATCAGCCGCGCTTGCGCCAATAACCCACGTAATACCGTCAAGGCTTGTCATTACGCGGTTGCCTGTGCCGGAATTTGCAACTGCGACGAAAAGATTCAACTCCGGCGACCAGCAAACCGACGACCAGTTATTATCAGCCGCACTCGTTCTGATCGTCCAGGTAATACCATCGGGGCTTGTCATTACGCGGTTGCCTGTGCCGCTTGCCGCGACCGCGACGAATAGGCCCAATTCAGGCGACCAGCACACCGACGACCATTCATTATCCGCAACGGTCGGGCGAAGCGTCCATAGATTCGCGGTGAATTTGACCCGTGGGCCTATATCGGTCATAGGGTCAACCCATCGGAACCATTTTACACCCGAACCAATCAAATTATCGAAAAAATTTATGAAAGTTTGACGTTGTTCTGCATTGATAGGTGAAAGACCGATTTCATAAGTGCGCCAATTGCTCGATGATCGGCGGCGTTGAATCGACGGGCCGATTTCAGGGTCAAAAGATAGTACGTTCGATTGCGGCCCACCAGAAACACCCAATAGACCAGCTTTCGGCAATGTGTAAGGCCAGATCGGTAAAGTCATTATCGGACACCTCGAACTGGGGCTAAATTATAACGTGCAGCATTTGAACTATCAAAATCACCACCAGCGTTTCCTTCATTCACAACATTGATAATGAAGCGGCGCAATTCCGAACCATCGGTTTGCGTTTGACGTTCTTGTTGAACGGTCGCATTACCTTGTACGATCACTTCAACATGGACAACTGGTTTGTTATCGTTCGAGCCGTTGACCTGGACGCCGAGCGAACCATCCGAGCCACGTTTTAACGGCATGATCGCTTCGGGGCCAGCTTCGCCCATGACACCGAATTGACCACCGTTTGCGTAAGCGAACAATGTCGGGCTTTTCACGATACTATTTGTAAATGTGCCGCCTTTAGCGTATGGCGTTACACCGCTTGAATTGAACGCATTACCTTTTGCGCTGAAAAGACCACCGAGCCAGCCGCCGATCATTCCAAGAAAACCGCCTGAACCGCCGCCGCCTTTGGATGCGCTGCTATTTACTTCAAACAACGCATCGACAACATCGTTCAACAATTTATCGACGATTTTATCCAAAACTTTATTTACGGCATTACCGAATGTTTCCCAAAAGCCTTTACCTTCCATCAGGCCAGCTTTCATATCAGCAAAGAAACCTTTCGTCGTTTCGCGGTCAAATTCCCATGCATCTTTTTGGCGACGAATTTGTTCCTCTAATCCAGCCATTTCACCAGCAAGAATACCGATTTGTGCGCGTTGTTGTTCGGTCAAAGTGATATTTTTTTGCTTGGCTTGGTTCAACAAATCAGTTTCATATTTCAATCGCGCAGCCGCTTCGGTCGATAAACCGATAGCGTCACGTTCGGCGCGTAAAGTCTCGATCGAGCGTTCCGCGCCATTGATAATATCGTCAAACTTTTCAGCGTCCGTTTTACCGCGTTTCTTTTTATCTTCCGCGCCGATACCAGCCGCCATTTCACGCAACTTATCGGCAACCGCAGAAACACCAGCGGTAACTTTGTCACCGATCATTCCAACATAATCTTTACCTTGCGCTTCGCTGAATGCTTTTGAAAATACTTCGGCGGCGGTTACACCTGTATCAGTAAAGATACCCTTCATAACAGCGGGAAGATTTTTGAAAACAGCAACAATACCGTTATACGTTCCTACGAACGCACCGATGATATAATTCAATCCAGTACTTGCCGATTTCACAATATCGACACCAAGAATTTTGCTGATTTCGTCGCGGAACATATACATGGCGGTCATTATTAAAGCCAAGCCGCCGATAAACCAACCAATCGGCCCCATAGCGACAACCCATGCCGCAGCCATTTGAGCCGCAACACGGACGGTGGTCATGCCAAGACTGATAATGCTGGTAGCGACCGTACCGATACCTGAAATAATTGCAGGTGCGTAGATCAATGCCAGAACGCCAGCAAACGCAAGAATTTGTGGCCCGAAGTTTTCAATTACATTTGCTAGACCGTTCATTGCGCCTTGTGCAACTTTCGTCCAATCGACAAGTTGAACCCCTACCGCCAGCAACGCAACAAAACCCATCGTCAAAAGTGAAGTTGCATTAATGATAGAACGAAACGCAATTGCGATACCTTCAAGTGGTTTTTCCATCGTGTTTAAAATCGCGCTTAACTGTGTACCTTGTTGCAAAGCGATAGTCAGGGGATTCATACCCATTGCCGCCGTAACGCCAATATCCTGAAACTGTGCTGCAATGTTGGCCGTATTGAAACGGTTCGGCATTTGATCGTTTGCAATCGGGTTTTGCGGGGCTACGCTTTTCGCGTACATATCCATACCGTTGTCGCGGAAAACCGAGATTAATTGCTTTTGACGACCCGCAGCGGCCAAGGCAGAATTTTCCATGCGTTTGTTCGCCGCTGCAACTGCATTCGCAGCCGCCGCAAGATCGCGTTGCGCTTTGACGTTTTGATAAGTCGCATCGGCACGTCTTTTTTCAGCCGCAGCCGCAGCAATATCTTCTTTGGTTGCACTAGCGGTTGCCTTTGCAGCGGTCAAAGTTGCTTGCGCCTTACTTTGTTCTGCTTTGGCAGTTGCAACCGCTGCATTCATAACCGAAAGACTTGCACCTTCGGCGGCATTGGCTAATTTATTCGCGGCTTCGGTCGCGCCGGCCGCAGCAGGTTTTAGATTTTTCAACGCAGAAACAGCGGCGTTAATGTCCGAGGTGTCAACACGGAAACCGATATTTGCAATATCCATTGTTACCCTCTATCGTTTTTTGCCGCGCTTTTCCAATTCTTTGCGTTGCTCGTCCTGGCGTTTAGCTTCCTGACTGACCAACTCTTTATTCGTTTCGTCGCAAAAAGCTTTATCCATTTCAATCATAATATCATATTCTACAGGATAAACAATGTTTTCTGTGATTTCGCGCCAGCACTGAAATTCGGACGGTGGAATTGGCTTGCGGCGGTCATTTGTCAGACCGAACATGGAATTTATATGAATATACCATTCCCATATATGCCGACCATCCACGGGTATTTCAAACGCGGGTGTAAATTCACCGGCGCGACTATTTGCTTCGCGCCGCGTTTCACCGTCACGTTCCGTTTCATACCGGACGTAGATACGGATGGCTTCAACGAGCCTTATTTTGAGGTCTGAAAAAAACTTTCTTCGTCACCAACTGCTTCTTCGATTTGTTCACGGAACCAAGGCAGTTTGGTAAAAACTTCAAGAACATTTTTCTGATTGAAGTCGGGTTTGCCACCGTCAAATTTTGCATCAGCAGTTTCATCGTAACCCTCGTCGCCAGCTTTACCGGTTGGATTATACCATTCCCATGAAGTCATAGCATGAAAAGCGAGAGTAGAACGATTTTCGTCAATATCTTCCGATTTGAAAGATTTACCTTTGGTTTCCAAACGCAAACGCTCGTCTTGGATTCGACGCTTTAATTTTTTCATGCGTTCGTCATTGATCGACAAAACGCAAACACGCACACCTAAAATTTGCGATTTATTACCTGGATGCACGATTTCAATTACGCGTTCGCTAGGTTGGATATTACTTAAGTCCATTATGAATCTCCGTATGTTGTTAAAAGAAAGTCGGCCCTTGTTGTACAGAGGGGCCGACCCGTATTTGTTTTAGGCGATAACTGCCGAGGTCGGGGCCGAGAAGCCGTATGCCGAACCTGCACCGTTTGTCGCGGTGACACGGGCCGTAATGACCTTACCAAGTTGTGCGCTGGTAACAAGGAATGTCGAAGCAGTTGCACCGGCGATTGCAACACCACCAGCAAACCATTGCCAAGTATATGTGATAACAGCGTCACCCGTGAACGTACCATCGTCAGCAGTCAGCGTTTCGCCAACTTCCGCGTCACCTGTGATCGCAGGTGCAACGGTCATTACAGGCGCGTTACCGCCCGACAATGGATTGACAACGATTTCTTCTTGCTGGAAAGCCAGCGTGAAAACTTCGAGGTCAAAATCTTCGTTACGGCCACCAGGCGAACGAGGGCCAGTAACCAGACCACGGTTATATTTAACCGTACCTGTGTTGTTACCGATACCGTCTGCGCGAACTTCGCGGAAAGCGTAATTATTGTTGTTACCAACTTCGCCAGCTTCGCGCAAAATCATTTGACCTGGGTCGGTCGGAATGCGCGCAACTTCTAAATCCGGCGAACCTGCGTCCGTGATACCTTTTGCTTTTTGGGTAACGGAAGTATCCCAAGTATCGTAATTCAGAATGTTGGTGATTTTACCAGTTTCGCCACGCGAACCGACAGCTTTGATTTCTACCCAAGTCAAGGCTTCATAATCGACTTGTGCAAGATCGACGTTTTGCGGAGTGGCGCAAACGTATAATTTCGACGCGGCGTTTGCGTTGGCGAATGCTTTGAGAGCGAGAAGATATTTGAACATTTTGGACACCTTGTTTCCATTGATAAACAGAAGGCCATCCAGCCACCGCCGCCAGAATCATCCGACCCTTGGCGTTACAAGAATACAGCGTAAAAATGAACAATGTCAATAATGAAAACCCCCGCACCATTGAGCAACAACGGGCGGGGGTCTAATACGGGAGATTCGACTTCGCGTACAACTTTATTGTCTCATAAATTAAAGCGATTCGTCAAGGTTTTTTGAAATACCTGTATCTGATACTGATAGGTAACAGAAAATCAGGCGCATTTTCAATAACGTTAAGTAAATTTGGATGATCGGCAATAACGACTTCGACGTTGCCGCCTTCGTCGATCAGCCTTTCCCCTTTGACAAATCCGGCCGCAAGTGATTCGCAGAAAGCCATTTGTTCATATGCCCCTTGATCGTTTTGCACACCATGATAGAGCAAACGGAAAATCCCTTGATATGTTTTTCCAGTATCCCAAAATTCGTCATTCAAATTGTTCGGAATATAAACGACTTCTAACCACGCGCCGACTTGTGGCGGTGCTGCGTTGCGATTGACGTACTTGACGTACATATCGGGTGTAGATGAAAGCGCAACAACATTTGCAACTTTTGCTTGCAACGCTTCAAGGATAAATCTTTCAACGGTCATGTTGTACCCCTCCATTTTCTAAGACGCATTTCTAAGTTGTAAATCATAAAACTGTAATCATGGCAAACAACGCGACCATTCAATAAACCGAAATTTTCAGGTTTATGATCGGTCAAAAATCCTGGTAACAGTTTCGGAATTTTATTTTTCGGCAATACTTCGGTTTTATCCATGATTAAAAACGTGCCGCTATCGCTAATGTAATGACATGGTGCAAGCCATTTCGACACGTTTTTATTCAGTTTATGCACATTCCAAAATTCCCATTCTTTGACGTTTTGAAAATGCTCGCATGAATTTTCAATCTTAATTACCTTCGTCGGGTCATGCGGATGCAGAAAAACTTCACGACTCATACCTTGTCCGAGTTTTGTTGCAAACATAAAATATGATAATTCTTCTAAAACGCGACCTGACAGGTTTGGAATCATTTTCTCATATCCTTATTTCTAAAGTGCGTGACTGCTTTATCCACATAATTCTGCCACTTTTGCAAGCCAGCTTCAAGGAAACCGTCATAGGCTTCCCGATACTTGGCGTAATGTGCAGTCCAGCCAAAATAAAACGAATCACCCAATTTCATTTTGAGTAAGGTCGTATTGATAAAATCCCCATTCCAAGTATAGGTTTTATCTTTGTCACCGCGTACAGGGCCGGACGGTGGCCCTTCTAGTGAACCAAGACCGCTGCTACGCAGGAAACCCGTATCTACGCGCATTTTACCGCCTTTGGCGGTGGGTGTCTGCATATCTTCGACCATTTCAGAAATAGACTGGCGCACAACTGCCAACATTCGCGCTTCGGAATTGATAATGATTCGATCAATGTCAGATTGTACGTCATAGTTGCGTTGCCCTGCTCGACGTTCATAGTCGAACGGGCCGTATTTTTTTCGACGGACCATTATTCAACTCCCGCTAAAAAGTCGATTCGATAACGCGCCTTGCATCGGCAATGTACAATCTCACCGGCCGGTGCATTCAATTTCGTATCGCCTGGGTACATCATCAAAGCCCCCGAAGGCGAAGTAAAAGGTTCGTTTAGACCGATACCTTTACCCTTACCGTATTTGCTACCTAAAACACGGTGAGTCAAGCGCGTTCTATCGTCGCCAACATCGTCCCATTCTTTCGTGATTGCGCTAATGTCAATCGCGCCTTCGTCAACCGCTTGCGTATGCGCCATATGTTCGCCGCGATTGATACTTTGAATCGTTTCGGTTCTGGCAATAGCTTCGGCGCGATAACGCAATGCCCTTGTTTTGTATGCGGTCATAATTTTTGAAATTTGATCTTTGGACAACGGCTTTCCGCTTTCCATTGCCTTCAAAATCAATTTGTCAAAGCGTTTATCGCGTAGCTGCATATTGAAATATTTTTTATCCAGGCGTTCAAGATATTTCTGCCCGTTCGCAACCCAATTTTCCTGATTCGGTGTCAAACCGATAATGCCGCCGACCCGTTGTTTCGTCGTCGGGTCAATCCGGCCGACAATATCAAGAGCAGTTGCGCGGGGATTTTGACCTTCCGTATAACCACGCTGCATGACCATACGCAAGTTGTCTTTCGCTTCGTTGGTCAAGTAGTCGATCAGTTGCGCGGAACTTTGACCAATATCCTGAATCACTTTTTGGTTTCGCATATTGAATTGAAAACTGACTGTACCGAACGGCGTTCGCAATCGCTTCGGCCAACCGTCAACGGTGGTATTCGCACCCTCTTTATACGCGTTTTCGATTGCGTCCAAAATCGGGCCTAATGCCGCAGGTGTAAAACCCGTGGCGCGAAACAATGCGTCCGCATCGTTTTGCTCGATCGCCAGAATCATTTCATTTAAAATTGCGCGGTCAACAATATCCTGCATGACGCGCAGAAAAATTTCCTGCACTTCGGGAATCAGCAAAGCCGCTAACTGGTCTATGGTTTTTCTCATGTCTAGCCATAGTGTATAATAGCGTGACAATTTTTGCAAACAGGGTCACATTTAGCCATTTCTTGCTTAACCAAGGCCATATCGTACCCGTTATGCACCATGAAACTAATCGTGGCCCGTTTTTCGGTCGGGTCGCGGTGGTGGAACTCGATAGCGGCGGGATGGGCGAAACCGCATTTTTTACAACATACGTTTTGTTTTTCTTGACGATACCATTCTAAAACAGAACGTATTGCTTTCATATTTTTTAATGCCCTGTGTTTTTAGCCCACTCAATCAATGCATCATGGCTTGCGTTTACTTTGTTCAGCCGCGCCGCATTTTCATTCGCAACATAGTACAAATCACCCATCGTTGCACCTTTATTCAAAGGTACAGGATTTTCACCGCGCACCATTGCGGACGCAGGGGCTTTATTTTCTGTTCGCAGGTATTGCGTTCTCGTTGTAGAGAAGCACCCCGTTATCAGAAACGAGACAATCATTATAAGCGCGATTTTGTGAAATTTCATTGTAGAGCCTCTTTTGTAATTCGATATTTTTCCGATTCAATTCCTCGATCGTGATTGTCGCAGCCATGTCTATAGAATCGGATATAGCTTGTTTCTGCGCCGTATCTTTCTGCCCTTCGAGAAGGTCTTGCATCTTTGCAGCGTTCCATTGACCCTGTACATGCGTTTCGCCAGCCTTGTAGCCCTTATGATGCATATACCAGCCGAACGCGCCGGAATATAAAACCAGAGCCAAAACGGCGATACCGATAACTTTTAGCTTCAAATCAAAACCAAACATCATTTCACCTTTAAGCACATTTCACGTTCTTTTTCGCGGCGCGTGACAAGACCGTAGCATTTATTTTCTTTAATCTTGCAATCCATCATACCATCTTTTACCCCGTCTCGCATATCCCTTACGCTACCGGATTGGACGCGAATCCGAGTCCATCGGCGCAACTGATCGCAAGCAGCAAGGACGTGACCCTGATTAAGCAGTTTCAGCAGCGTTGACTTATCGTATGCACCTGGGCCGACATTGAAAGTAAAAGAGCCAAGCCCTGCAAGCTGATAGGGCGATAATTCAATTTCGGTTTTATTGTAAACGTGTCGCAAAGCCTGACCATAATTACCATGCAATAATTCGTCGCATTCATCATCGGTTTTTGTTTGGCCGAGTTTGACCGGCGTTCCGTCTTTATTGCGAATCGCACCGTCACAAATCGTCGGAACACCGCCAGAATCGAGATGAGATTCCAGCGTCCGACCTTCCAGCATTTTCACAACACCCGTACCGAGGCTCGTTGCAACCGCGATAACGGCAAGCCCGTTGCCGACTTTCTTTCTTACGCTCATGCTTTTTTCCTCACCAAAAGAACTTTATCGCTGCTATACATTATATCGAATTGACCTTGGTTCCGCGCAATCGCTTTTGAAACAGTACCGACCGTTGTACGATCAAGCGGCGTTGCTTCTTCGGCAAAAACTTCCAACCAATATGCACCGACTTTCATATTGTCTAAAACATAGTCGTTGAACGCATCATATTCGGGTTGACGTTTTGCAATACAGAAAGAATAAATTACATCGTAACTTGAAATATCATGTCTTGAATAATCACCAACATAATATGTGATAGGTAATTTATGTTTGAGCAAAAGCGGTTGTGTCTGATCGGCATAGACGGTATTTGATTCAACCGCATGTAAATTGTTTGTTTCCAGCGTATAACCAAGACGTAGCAGATTTTCGCAGAAACCCGCACCAAGATCGACAACTTTCGGATTAAGCGGTAATGCAATTTTTTCAAAAACTACATCAAAATCTATTTCAGGTTTTGCAACATAGCCCCAATATGCATCACCGTTATCCGTAGCAGGTGAACATGGAATTTTATCCACTTCGTTATAAAATTCCTGATAGTTGGATTTTTTAAATTCAAGCAAATTCATTTTACACCTTACGTTTTTTGTATGTGAGTTGCTTCGGCTTTAACCCACCAATAACATGTTCCTTTTGCTTCACCAGAAGTCAAAACCATATTGATACAGGACGCTTTGCCGTTAGGCACGAAAGAAACCGTTGAACCGTTACCAATTTGATCGTCAAACAAAATAATATTGTTGTTAGTGAAAACGTGAATACCTTTTGAGGTGACGTGACCAACCGCAACACCTTCAATATAAAATTCTTTATCGGGATTAGCTACAGAAGTCATTACAACAGAATAACGAATTGCAAAATTACCTCGAACAAACGTCCAATTCGGTTTATCCGGTGTTTGAGGGCTTGTAGAAGTTGTAATTGCGTCATGCAAAACTTCATAGCGACCAGTAATGCTTCGGATGGTTAAATTTTCCGAACGAATTTCACTTTGAGAATTACTAATTTCTTGTGTGATATTTTGAATTGTTCCAATATTATTTGACGCATCAATACCTATGGCCGATGCTTGTAGCGTTTGACCACCTGTACCACTTGAAATAGGAGTTTTCCGATCAGTTGTACCAACCGCACCGCCGATTGCGGACAGGGTTGTACCTGACATTGTAGGGCCGTTAAGCGTGATTGCACCGAGCGCAGTACCGCCAGAGTTACAACCTAAAAGTTGTGAAGCACCTAATTGCAGCGCGGTCGGAACCGCAGCGGCGTTCATTGCGTTGACCGTAACGGTTCGTGCGGCTTGCGTTGCCAATTTCGACAAAGCGATAGCCGCAGACGCGTTAATGTCGGCGTTGACAATCACACCCGCATTGATCGCCGTTACACCTGTTGCGCTCATAGCAATATCGCCCGTCACCGAAACGGGCGTAGCCACACCACTTACGTTACCGACGAGAATATTTGTCGAAGGTAGGGATTGCATCTTCGACCAGGCAATAGCAGCAGACGCGTTAATATCAGCGTTCACGATTGCGTTTGCGGCAATAGCGGTTACGCCAGTAGCACTAATCGAAATGTCGCCTGTCATGGCAACAGCGGTCGCAACGCCACCAGCACTACCGACAAGAATGTTTGCAGACGGAAGTGTAGCTAATTTTGAAAACGCAATTGCTGCACCAGCGTTAATATCGCTATTGATAATCGCGCCGGCCGTAATCGCCGTTACACCCGCATTATCAATTGAAATATCGCCTGTGACAGCGACAGCCGTTGCAACGTTAGAGCCGTTACCAACAAAAATGCGACCACTTAAAAGCGAAGAAGTCAATTTGTTGTTGAAAGTCGTCCAATCGGTAGAAGTCAAATAACCATTTGTCGAACCGGACGCAGCGTTTGAAATGTTTGCTAGTTGCGCGTCAGTCAAATAGCGTCTGTTTGTTGTGTCGGCAATGTCGCTGGTATCAAGAACCACGTTACCAGTTTTTCCATTCACCATCAAAACTGCATCGGTGTTATCGACTTTTTCCCATGCCGTACCGTTGAAAATAATCCAGTCGCCAAGTTTCCAATCTGAAATACCGTCAATGTTGGTCGAACCTGCAACTGCGACAACCCAATAATGACCCTTCGTTCCGACACCGCTAACGATAGTCGGATTAATGTTCGTCGTTGCGTTCCACACACCTTGATATTTTACGCCGCCAAGCAGCCAATCAGGAACTTGGCTTGATAATAATTTCTGGTCGGGGCCAAGTTGTGCAACACCGTTCGCCGCGCCAAGCGCAGCTTGCGGAACGTAAGTTGCCGCCGCATCGACACTTGATAAATATGTTGCCGCAGCATCTACAGTAGTTAGATAAGTTGCGGACGCGTTCGCAATCGTCAAATACGTTGTGTCCGCATCCGTAATTGTCAGATATGTTGCCGCAGCATCGGATTCGGTAAGGTATAATCCTTCCGCGTCCGTGATTTTCAAATACGTTTCTTCCGCGTCGCTGATCGACAAATAGGTAACGTTCGCGGTTGCGCTCAAAAGATAACCGCTTAAATCTTGGTCGCCCGTATTTACGCCGCTGGTGTTTTCAACAATCTGTCTGTAATTGTCGGTAAATGCGTTGGTGTCAGGTTCGGCTTCGTAAGCCGTTTTGATAACCGACCCCAACAATGATAATTCTACGGTATCGACCATTTTTTACCTTCAATCATCACCGTTATTAGTGACAAAATCTTCGTCGTCTGTAACAAATTCATCGTTGTTGACGACGAACAAGCCGATCATTTCTTCCAAGCCGCCAGTTTGACGAACCAAAAACTTCCACGCAACACGCGTTCCGGCCGCAGGAACCGACACGTCATGCAAAATTTTATAGCACAACCCATCGACCTGGATAAAATCATTTTTCGTGACTGTGACACCCGCTAAAACTGCGGACGTAATTTCAAGATCGGACGCAATGCAAAATCCGTCTTTGACATACTTAAAAGATGCGCCACGCGCCACCGCATCAAGCGGGATAAATTGAACGCTGGAAGGGCCTGGATTGTGTGCGGGGCCATCCCCCGCAGTAACGCGAATCAGCTTGATCGTACCCTGTTTAAACTCTTTCAGGATAGCAGCGGCGACAGGTTGTAATTCGTCATAGATGGTCATACACGGCTCGATACCCCCGACAGCGAACTTATAGACGCGCCGCTTGTCGGGTCAAGCAGCGGTTCGAGCAGGGAATCGACAATACCGATTTGCGTTTGCGCTTCGGCTGAACTGGAAAATTGCGCGTAGTCAACGCTGATTGCACCTTGTACCGTGACGCTCTTATATTTTCCTGGCGTGTAATCGGTTTGAAGCGAACCTGGCGTTGTGGCTTGCCGGAATGCAGCTTCATAGGTCGCATAAACGACACGATCAGGGATTGCATCTTCGGGAAAAGTGTAAATTGGAATGGTCTGTGTCGTCGCGGAAATGCGGGGCCATTCGTCAACTTGGTTGAAGTCGTTCTTATATCCGATGAACGACGAACCATAAATATTGTTAATCCATTCGGAAGCAACGAGCAACGCGGCGTTAATGTAGTCGTTATCCCAAGTGCCAGGAATCGTGCGATTCCGCGCTTCGTGATATTCTACAAAATCATCCGCGTTGCCGTACATGGTTATTGACCTGCTTCGTTGGTTGCACCAGCTTCGGCGGCGGCTTTTGCATCTTGCTCTTTCAGCAAGTCG